ACTCGCCCATGCCATTACCACCACCATTACCACCAGAGCCACCGTTACCATTTCCAGAACCATTCCCGCCGTTCCCATTTCCGTTAGAACTTCCGTTACCATTTTTCTTTGTCTCCTCATCCTTTGAAAAACCATTTTCTCTACGCAAATATCCCATGCGACCAACAACCTTAAATCCTTTTGGGATTTTCTTGCATTTCTTATCTGTGTAGCAATAGTATTTGCCTGGAGGACACTTTCTTTTCATTATTTTTTAGAAGTTGATTCTATTAAATACTTTTCTTTTGATGACGCTTTCTCAGCAGCGTATAATGCAAATGATTTAGTCATTGCTAATGACAGTAGATGTTTGATATTATTACTATCATTTTCATCACACTCAGTTCCTGTCATGCATCCAAGTGTAACTCCACCTATGATAGCAAGTTCAGTTAGAACAACAAGAAAGACTAACTTTAATGCCCATTGTCCAGTGTTAAAAAATCTACTGATTTGTTCACCGATAAATTTCTTCATCTTAGAGATTCCGCTAGATATATTTATACTTTTATTGTAGTCTTAGATAATTTAAAGACCGTAGACGCAGAAGACGTAGGAGTCACACGAAGCCTCAAGTTACCACCACTAATATCAGCACTAAATGTTGCAAGTGATTCTCCTGTCCGTATCGTTCCGTACTCACTTAAAAATGCCTGTGTGCCATCATGAATCACATTTATTGTTGTCATATGATATTGAGTTCCTCTTGTAACTTGAACTTGGAAAGTTGCAGATCGATTAACTGATGCAGAGATACTTGCAACTGTGTCCGTGCTTGTAGATGTAGCAGTTAAAGTATTACTTGAAAGTGTAACAATGCCTGGATCACCGAGATCCACACCAGAAGATGCGGTAATAATACCAGTTGCAAGAATATCATTTTGATCTAAAGATGTGATTGTTCCAGCAACAGATAAGTTACCACTAATGATAGCGTCAACTGCCTGTACATCAGTTACAACTATATTTGGAGATCCTGTTAAACCTTGAGCGCTGACTGCAAGTGTAGCGTTTGCTGCAGTTCCACTTGCAGTTATATAACCAGCACCGTTAGTAATCGCATTATTATTAAGAGATATATTTGATGACCCATCAAAACTCACCCCTGCGATAGTTCTTGCAGTTGCCAGTTTTGTTGCAGTACCAGCGTTACCAGACGCATCACCAGTTACATTACCTGTAAGGTTTCCAACAAAAGTTGTTGATGTAGTAACACCTGTTGTAAATATGTCTCCATCTGGACTTAGAGTAATACCAGATCCAACAAGAGCGTCATTTCTAAATGTTGATATTCCAGCAACGTCTAAAATACCTGTTCTAACATTATCTGTGGAGGCCATGCCTGTAAGTGCAGATCCATCAATCGCTGGTAACACTGATGGGAATCTTGCATCTGGTATTGTTCCAGATGATAGATTACTTGCATTTAAAGATGACCCTGTGATGTATCCAGCACCGTTTGTCAGTTGATTATTATTACTTGGTATTGTTGGAGTATTTTGAATATTACCATAATCAATAGTGATATCTGCCGTTCCGTCAAATGATTGACCACCAATCGCTCTCGCAGTTGCGAGTTTTGTTGCAGTCGCAGCGTTACCTGTGGTAGATCCTGATGAACCAGAAACGTTACCAGTTACGTTACCTACAAATGTGGTTGCGGTTACAATACCAGTATAGAATCCATCACCATCTTTACTTAAGGTGACACCAGTTCCAACAATCAAACCAGATCTTGCAGTAACAAGACCAACAGAATCAATATTAGTTACATCCTCATAAGTTAGAGTTCCACCAATTGTGACATTGCCACTGAATGTTCCAGTGGATGCAATGATTGAACCAACTGTAATATTTGGTGTTCCTGTTAATCCAGCAGATGTTCCAGTTGTGTTTTGATTACCAGCAGAGTTGACGCCAGGTAGATCTATATTTGCAGATCCGTTAAATGACACTCCACCAATAGTTCTTGCATTTTCAAGTATTGTTGCACTTCCAGCATTACCAGTTGTATCTTGATTCAGAGTTGGTATTCGTGCAGCACCGATTGTTCCTGATGAAATATTTGATGCGTTTAAGTTAGATAAACTTGCACCAGATCCATCAGATAGTAACAGTGTTCCCGCTGAGTTTGGTAAAACAACTGTAGGGTTTCCAGAAAACTGTGAGTGTGGTGGCGCCTGTAATCTTAGATAGTGTGCGTTACTTGACTCACAATAAAAATCCAATCTCGCTGGTGTTCCGTCAGTGCTTTTTAATTGAAGACGATTAGTAAATTGAGAATTACCTGATGATGTAATATCTCCCGTGACATCTCCAGTCAAATCACCTGTGACATCACCTGTAAGATTACCTGTGACATTACCTGTAAGTGGCCCTGAGAAAGCTGTTGCAGTAAGTGTCCCTCTGACTGTTCCTCCTGAAGGCGTGTCAACTACATTTGAGTTTACCTGAATAGAGTTCCCCATGTTTCCATGAGAAGAACATTGATAGTGTAAAACTGTTGGTGTTGTATCTGTTACTTCTAAATCAACATAACCTGACCCTACAGTTACACCTGTTGTATATTGAGTTGTTTTATCAAGATCATAATAAAATCTAAAGGGATGACCACTATTTGAACTGTCTGACACATCAAAACGATATGTTCTGCCTGGTGTAAGAGTTAGAAACGGAGCCTCTACATTATCTAAAACATATCCATTACCACTTCCTTGATTGTAATATCTGTGTGCGGATGTTTTAGATGCGACCTTAACTGTGATAGTTGTGGTTGATCCATATGGTGCAATGAGATGACTGTATCCTGAGAACTGTGCAGCAGTTACGATACCAGTATATGCAATATTATCAGTGCTACCACTTGCATCTCCACCAACAAATTTACCACTTGAAGAGTCGTATTTTAAAAACTTACCATCAACTTTTGCGGTATCCTCGTCAACATCATCAAGTTTTAAAAGATTAACTTCACCAGATCCTGGCCCGTGTGAAAGAACCTTGTATAAAATATCTCTGACTTGTTTGATTTCACCCTTGAGATCATCAATACTTGTTTCATCTGAGTTTTCAATCTCTTCTTTAATATTTGTTTCTTCAATAAACTTGATTGCCTGTGCAACGGTATCACTTATCTTTGGTGTTTTGATTGGTTCTGGTTTGATAACATCAACAATCTCAAATGATGGATTATCATCAACATCCTCTATCTCTAACGTTGAAATATCAAAGTCCTCAGGCACACCTACAGTCACAGCTGGTTCTGTAATATCCTTAACTTCTTTTGGATTTTCAATTACGTCTATTATTGAATCTAGTTGTTCAATTAACTTTTTCTCTTTCTTCTTTTGTTTTTTGATATTAACTTTTGCTTCCTTAATTCCAGTGACCACAGACGAAGTTAAGACATCAAGATTGATGTCTGCTTCCTTAAGAAGGTTATCAAACTCTTCTTTCTTTTCTTTCTTGGCCTTTCCTAAAAGACTAAAAAATTCTGTGAGTTCTGGAGATTTCATTTATCATCTTTATTTTGATTCTTGATTAATTTTGATAACTCCGCTGTTGATCCTACAAATAATGCGTTTGTCACATTGGTAGGGCCTTTATTTGGATCTTGTTCAAGATCCTTCATCTTTTGTTGCAAGTCAATAAGTTTATCTGTTGTATCTGCAACTGCTTTGATTGTGGTTGCAGCGACTTCATATGCTCTTGCGGAATCTGATTCCTGAGCTAATTCTAATATACCATTCACCGCTTCCTGACCTTTCTCAACAAGAGAGTATAACTGAGCACGACTATATTCATAGTCTTTCTCAGAGTCGTTTTGATCACTCTTTTTAAGTTGATTCTTTCGAGGTTCGATCTTATTGTCTTCAACGACCTCTGTATCAACGTTAAGTGCTTCCTCGATAGAATCAAAATTTTTCATAACTCTCCTAGATGTCTATACCTTGTGAAGGACTGAACTCCTTACCATCACTAAAGAATGATGACATTTCATCAAATCCAAAATCATCACCAAACTCAATTGATGCATTATCAGTTGCACTAAGAACACCAATACTTGCACCATGATCATGTGATGCAGCAACTGTGTTATCATGAGCACGGAAGACAGTTACGTTTTGACCACTGATACTTCTAATCTTCATGATTTCGGTGTCAATGATGATTCTTTGATTTGCAGCAAGATCCGTAGTTGCACTAACCTTGAATTTTGTAACATTCTCGTTTATTCCACCATCAAGAACTGTCGCTGTATCATCATCATAATTTTGTTTAGCAAGAGGTGTTGCACTATATCTTTGAACTCTCTTCGCAGTTTTAATATTTGTGCTACCATAGTAATCAACATCAACTTTCTTAATAAGACCTGCTGGATCATCTGCAACAGGGCCAAATAGATAAGTTTTTGCAGTAAATCCTAAAGTGTAAACAATTGTTCTACGAGTTTCAAAACTTCCCTCATACTGGTCACTGTAATTAATACTTTCTAAAACAATTGGAATATCTTTTTTCTCACCAATTGAATCTATCAAATTAATTGTAATATTAAACGATGGTTGAAAATAAGGTACAATCTGTTCAAGTATCTGTAAAGCATCGTCACTTAACTTAGACATAATACTAAGTTCAAATGATACATTGTATGGAACAGGCATATAAACTTTCTTTGCAGTTGTTCCACCTTTTGCGAGAAAAGTTTGTGAGATTCCAGTCTTACGAGTTGGATCGTATTGAATTCCCTGCATCTCAAAAGATAATCTGGGAAGAGTTATTGCAATCTCTCTTTCTAAATCTGGTTGTTGTTGAATTCTTGCCAAAAATTTCTGCATTGGCCCATAAGCCAATGGCACTTTCATGACACTAAAATTTGTCCCACTCGCATCCTTGTGTCGAATGTTAATATTATTAAAGAGAGTACCGAAACCGATAACCGTCTTTCTTAATATTTCATGATAGAAATAAGTACCTAACATATCAAAGCTTTCTAACTATTTAGAATGTTCCGAATGGATTGCCCTCAGAGAAGTCTAAAATCGCATCGGCCTCTGTTTCAAAGTTTGCATTATCGTTATATTGATTAGCGTTAAACTCTTCATTTGGATAATCATTTGGTTGATCATAACTTACAGAAAGAATTACATATTCTGCACCAGATTCAAGTCCTTTGATCTTTTCACCAACTTGGAATTGCATCTTAGTTAACATGCTAACATCAAGAGTTCTAGAATCAGCATCCCATACTTTAACTCTTGCAGTCTCTGATGAATCAGATGAAACTTGAACAGTTTCATTAAAGATATAATTACCATCTCCGATTGATGTTGCAGCACCAATTGTAATTGCTGGTGCAGACGTGTATCCACTACCAGCGTTACTAATTCTGATTGCACTAATCGTTCCACCGACCATGACAGCCTCAGCAGTTGCATCAGTTCCTCCTGATGGTGCAGTTGCAATCGCAACATTTGGTGTTGTCGTGTAACCTGATCCACCAGAGGTAATTGTAACAATACCTACGGAACCTAGAGTAGTGATGCCAGCAGTCGCTATACCAGTGCCTGGCACGGTTACAGTTGGTATTCCGATATATCCACCGCCAGGATTGATTAAAAGAATTTTATCGATAGATTTAGCAGTTCCGATACCTGATCTAGATGTCATGATTGCAACAGCAGTTGCATCCACGCCAGGTGATGTGCTGATTGAAACAGTGGGTGCAGCGAGATATCCATAACCATCATTCTGTACAAATATTTGTTGAACTGCACCAAAGTTGAGGGTTGTATTTGCAGTCGCAGTCGCACCTATGCCAGACAATATAAGTCTTGCAGCATATCCATCTGTTTGAACAACCTGATCGATCTTCTCAACATTTGTATCAATGACCTCATCTTCATATTCAAAGACTTCACATGTGAGTTGATATGTATAGTTTTTTCTTAATTGATAGTTTGGTTTCTCAAATTCAACATATTTAATCTCAAATAATTTTTTACCCAAAGGTGAAAATATCAAATCACCTTCTCTTGGTCGATTTGATATTTCATAGTCATCCTCTTGTTTTTCTAAAAATGGTGCGACAGATTCTTCAAATCTTTCTCTTGAAATGACAAAAGTTGCCTCAGTTGTAACACGAACACCAAATTTTGTGAGTATATCTCCTTGTCCAGCATATCCATCAACATTCATCAAATATGCCTCAAGAGGAAATGCCTGATCAAATCTTGATTCAGTCACTTCTCTCATGATAGTTCTCGATGTCATCAATTTACGAGGAATATAATGACAGTCAAGTCCGTACATCCTTAATTGTTCATTAATTAAGTCTTGTACTAAGCCTTGTTCTCCTTGAGAACCTTGTAGAAAAAAAGGATTTAACATTATCCAATCATATCAAGTGGTGGCATTTCATAATCAGTTGACATCTTAGCTCTAATCTCATCTAGTTCTCTTACACCATCATCATATATTTGACGACCATTAAGTTGAATACCGCCAGGCAATTGAACACCTTGAAACTTGATTAGATTTTGTCCCCACTGTTTCTTACACAGTGCAGTAAAATATCTTTTTAAGAACTGATCATTGTACACTTTTGTAAAATCATCTGGATCTAAAATTCGGAAACAATCAATGACCAAATAATCACCTACGTTTACTGCAGCTCCCCAATCAATATCAATATAAAGACGATCTT